CCCCCAGGCACTGCTACATTAGTGCCATTAGACACAAAGCCAGAGGTCATTCCGCTCTGTGCTGGTGACTGCTGTGAAGCCTGCTGTGAAGCCTGTTGTGAAGCTTGCTGTATAGTCATTAACGTAGGATAACGTGGATCACTGCGATAATGAAAATATCCGAATGCACTAGCAGCACCTTCTGCTCCTTTAGATACTTGTTCACCTAAATTACCATAAATACCATAAGCTAGTTGTGCGCTATTGATAGCTTGTGATTGTAGGTCTCTACCACGTAAAGCTGTATTTATCATACGCTTCCAACGGACATCAGATCTAGCTTCATAATAAGCACGCTCATTACGATAGCCTAAACCTGCAAGACTATTAAGAACTCTGGATTCTTGACCTAAAACATCATACAGCAACTGCTGTCTTAAACCTGTACAATACTCAGAAGTGCATTGTACAGCAACATTAACAGCATTTTTAAACTTTAAACGTCCTGCTGTCTGAGCTCGACCTCGCATAGTATCATAGTAAGGTGTAGTTTCAGTCAGCCCCATAGCCTCAGATAATTCTTGATCTTCTAAAGGTCTGAAAAAATTATTGTAATAGTCACGCCACCACTGTGAAATTTTCAAGTAATCTTTTGCAATTTCATATTGCTTTTTAGCAAAATTGATTGCTTCTACTGTATTATAAGCAGCAATAACAGCAGGAACAATGTCCCATAATAAAGACAATGTTGATTTATCAAAATCAGTCAGACCATGATTACAAGCTCCTGCAGTGCTTGTTACTGATACAGTAGAGCCAGCCATAATTATTCCCTAGTAAATCTAACTAATTCGTGAGATGCAATCTTCTTCATAGGTATTGAATCAATACGACAAGTATCTGTAGTTACCCAGAATTCATCGTATTCTAAAACAGGACCTAGATCCTTTATATAATTATAGAGCGCTTTCTCAATTTCGGTAGTCTTACCATAGCAAGTATCTATCTGTAGAACACGAGTTGCAAAATTCATAGGAGTAAATCTCAATCCTGTGAGAATACCAACAGGCTCATCATTTTCATAGGCTAAAACCATAACAAGCCCACGCTCCATCCAATGAGTAACAAATGCACCAACGTTCATAAGAAAAGGTTTTCCATAATATGGAACACCGTACTTATTCCAGCTCTCTGTAAGTAAAGGCATGATAGCTTTATCTAATAGCTGAATGCAAGCGTCCACATCTTTAGGACGCTCCACGTAATTAAATTTTAGTGCCATTTAATTTGTTCCTCTCTAATGTATTAAAGCGCATCCCAAGCGCCGCATAATCAACAGAGCCTGTACCTGTGAATGATAATCGCCAAGTACGATGACGTCCAAGGCGTTTTAATCGTATAGGCGTTTCATCAGGTACAAAGCGTTCAAATACATGGTTATTATCTGAATCTATCAAGCTTACAGTTATACCGTCTGTACGGACCTTAGCAGTTGTCGGTGTGCTCTCGCCACCGAAATTAAGCTCTCTTGAAATCCAGGTATATTTGCGATAGGACTTACCAGCATTCCACTGCCACAAGATATTACCTTCTAGCATAATAAGCTCGCCTGCTTGCGTAGTTGTTAAAGCTATAGGCTCATCAGATAAAGTAACTAAGTTTGCACCAGTGACATCATTATAAACGCCACTATCTATCTCAAGCATAAATGTTAGCACATCAGTTGCGCAAATAACATAACCACGCCAATAAGCAAGACGAACAGTATCAGGACGGATCTTAATCCAATCATCAGTACTAAACCAAGCAGATGTAATAAGCTGGAACTTAGCATCTGGAGATACAAGAACTAATCCATCTTTAGATGAATATATCATTCCAAATGGTGTTGACACAGAACTGTTTACATGTCCACAACTAATATCAGGCAATGGCGTGAAGACTTCAGAAACTCCACGGCATTGTCGTGGCTTACAATCTTGTGCACCATCTATCACGTATGGATAGCCATCAGTCGAAACGAAAAGCTTACTACCTAATGTCTGAATATTTACAATATTATAAGGCAAGGTTAAGTCATATTCTGCAGCCCAGTTACTAGGCTGATAAGCCTTAGAGAAATGGACTTTATTAGTAGTTACACCAGTTAGAACACCTGTTCCTCTAAGATAACGGATCTCTCTTAAATTCTCAGGTGGCTCTCGATTGTACTCAGTAGTTATAGCTTCGCCTAAATTCTTCTCTAAAATAATATCTGTATAACTTGAAGTTGAAACTGGAACAGTTGCTACTAACAAATAATCTGTATTAGTTTCTTGTTCCTTTTCATTACCAGCAGTCCATGCTGTAGAAGTCCTATAGATATTGATAGTTGTTACACCATAAGTAACGTCTGGAATTGTAAAACCTGTAAGCGTTACAGCAGTACCATCTGCTACAGTTATTGACTCAGATGGAATAGATGGAGCGCCTTCTTCGCCAAAGGTGTTCACATAAGTGTACACGTAGGAACGTGAAGCGCAATTACGTCCAGTACTGCTAGTACCACTTATTGCTAATACGCTAGTAGGTTTTGGAACGCCTAAACGATAGTAGGTTAAAGCACAGTTGTCACCAGTCCTAGCAACCTCTGGGTAGTCTTTACGACCTGTGAAATATAGTCTACCAAAATCTGTAACATACTCAGCCATATCTACACATTTATCAAAAGTGTAATAGCAACAACCATGATACCAAACGCACTTAGCATCAGTTATAGCTGTACCTACAGCAAGTCGTTCACGCCAAGCTTCAAGCTTACCATTTCTAAGCTTTACATCATGAGCTACAGTAGCACTAGTAAGTGGCAAAGTATGCCATGCTACACGAGGAATGATACCGCCGAAACTAGACAAAATTGCCATAGCTAATCTCCACGTGCTACTAATTCTACTTCAAGTGTAGCACCATCGGTAAATGTGAAATCATCATATGAACTACTTAAAACAATGGTATATGCACCAGCACTATACATGGCGTCTGAAACCACAACTACTTCGATAATACCTGAATGAGCAGAACTATATAAAGCTTGTGCACTAATGCGTTTATTGTTAATAGTAACTGAATATGGGGCTGGTAGAGCATAATATCCGAAAATATTACTACCAGGGCTATTTGCAGGTAAGCGCCCACGATATGTGATTTTAAAATGTGCTGACTTAGTTGTTGTAAATGTAAAAGAAGTAGAGGTTCTTCCTGCATCAAACACTTCGATAAAATGATCTTTAGCAACAGGTGTTTTAGGATTATAAGCTACCAACGATCCAAAAGCATTAAACTCTAAATCATTGTACTCAGGGTTTAATGTGAAAGAAGTTGCTTCATCATCTAATGGAAAACCTATAACCTGGGTAAAGCCAGTAACAATACCTTGTCCATCGACACTAATGTTAAAACCGCCAAGCTGACGTGTTCCATAAGTATCAGACTGTGCCGGCAATGATACAGTAGCAATTGTTCCATTTTGTGTTGCATTGATGCCAATACCAGCTTGAACTTTTGTCAAACCTAAGTCTTGTTCCTCATAGCCTGTAACATGTCCGAAACTATCAATAGTAAACCCACCATAAGTACCTGCTCCTAAAGCAGATTCTATATGAGCTATAGCATAAGGAGATGTAGCAGTGCCATTACCTGTTACAGTTACAGCAGATGTTGTACCTTGTACATAGGTTTTAGCTGCAGCGCTAGGGATGTAGTCAATAACTAGTGGACTTGATGTAGTTCCGTAACCTGATATAGTTAAACCTTCGGTATTAGTACTGTATTTAATCTGTCCGCCTAAACGTCCTGATGCGTCAAAGTTTAAAATATTATCAGGACCTGGTTGCAATCTAACACTAGATGTACCATTGCCACTACAAGGAGTAGCAGCTGGAGTACAAGGTTGTGCTGTGTACTCGCAAGCTGGTTGCTCTTCTGCACTTGTAATACAACCGTTCTCAACAGTAAATAAGCCGTATTTACCGTCAGTAGTTGTTATACGACCTTGGAGCCTTAAACCTTGTCCGTCCCATACAAGTTGTCTACCGAAAGGAAGACATACAGAGAATGGCTCATAGGTATTCTTAGCCTGGGTTTCAACAATATTCCCACAGTCTAAACGTTTTAAAGTTGTTCTGCATCTATTAGTAGCCATTAGAAGATCCTCGGATGTTTAGCCTTAAGTGCACCACGCTGATTACCTAGCATACGATCAACAGCAGCCTCAGCACAGCCACGTAACATAGATAGCTCATAAGCCTGTGCACGTTGCATACTAGACCATGGTTTATCAGGTAAGGCATAAAGTAAAGCTCGTGCCCCGTTCAATACAAGTTCTTCATGATGGTTTAGCAACGCACTGTCAAACTCGCAAGTGTCATGAGTAGGCTTTACAGAAAGCTCAATTCTGTAAGTAGCGCCTGACTTTGGAGCACTAAATACTATCTCGCCACGATCAACATATACTGTATTGTCGAAGCAACAACATGAACACTGTGGTGAAGTAAGTCTATGTAATGGTCCGTGCATAGTATTACCATGCCACTCGCAT